TTATAGCACCGGAGATAGAAAAGCTGTTTGCGGAAGGGAGGATTAATTATGGAGCGTCTGCCATTATGCGGTGGTATACCAATAATACAGAGGTGTTGACAGATCGGTATGGAAACAAGCAGTATGGGAAAATAGAACCGAAGCTAAGAAAAAATGATGGGTTTATGGCGTTTCTGGTATCGATGTATTCCAAGGATTTAATAAAGGAGAAAGTGGTATATGTTTGATTTCTTATTTCAAAACAAAAAAGGAGATTTGGTATCATATACAGATAGCATTACCGTAAACATTAAAAAGCTTGAAGTAGCAAAAATGGCTATTGAAAAGGCGGTAGGAATGATCGCACATGCAATAGCGAAAAGCGAGTTTATCGTCAATAGAAAAGGGAAAAGAGAAAAGGATCATATTTACTGGCTGCTGAATATTCGGCCAAATCCAAATGAAACGGCCACGGATTTCTGGATTGAAGCTATCCGGCGTTTGTTGCTTGATGAGGAGTGTGTGATTTGCTATGTAGGAAATCATCTATACATTGCGGATTCATTTACAGTAAATAATTCTGTTATGGTCCCAGAGACCTATAGTAATGTCACGATTATATCCAATGATAATACAATAAAACTGCAAAGGGGGTTTACATCAAATGAGATTATCCATCTTAGGAGCAGAAACAAAAAAATTATAGGGTTTCTTGAAAAAGTGTTAAATATTTATAATAGCACGATCAGTGCAATGTGCGCGGCCAAGAAGACCTCAAGTATTCCAAGATATACGTTGGATATAGAGGGATCGATGCCGGCGATTCATACAAAAGACAAAGAAGGAAAACCAAAAGTTGTTACAATCGACCAATATAAATCTGACATTAAAAAGTTGTTAGAATCAGATGAAATAGAAGTGCTTACAAATTCGTCAGGACTAAAAGTGTCCCAACTTCAGGCACAGACAAACGTATCCAGTGAGGATATCGTAAAGCTGGCAAATGAAATCATGGTAGAGTGTGCATTTGCTTTTGATATTCCAAAAGCGGTCTTTCTTGGAGAAATCACAGAAAAAGCAGATAGTACCAATGAATTTATTACCTATGCTGTAGGATGGATCGTGGAATTGCTGAATGATTCATTGAACGCAAAACTGGTAGGAGAAGAAGACTATCTGAAAGGCGAAATGATCTGGATTGATATGAGCAAGTATAAACATGTCGATATTATTGAGAGCGCGGCCAATTTGGATAAGTTGAGAAGCATCGGATTCAATTTTGATGAGGTACGGGAAATGGCAGGTTGGGAATCTTTGAATACGGAGTTTAGCCAGCAGAGAGTAATTACAAAGAATTATACCAATGATCTGGGAGGTGAGAAGAGTGGAAAAGAAAATGCGGACAATTAAAAACTTAGAGGGAAGGAGGTGATCCGGTGGTCTCCCAACTGTGGGTGAAACAGTAAATAACGCTTAGGAAAGGAGAAATAAGGCAAGATGGAGAAATACTATTCCCTGGAAACAGCCGGGAAAGAAGCGGATCTCTATATCTTCGGAGAGATTACGAGCTGGCCGTGGAATGAAAAAGACAAAGATGCTTATGGAATTGTCAAAGAACTTCAAGAGTTAGAGGTTGAGACAGTGAATGTCCACATCAATTCTTATGGGGGAGATGTGGCAGAAGGTCTGGCAATTTATAATGTCCTGAAAAACAGTAACGCAAAAGTGCGGACCTATTGTGACGGATTTGCGTGTTCCGCAGCAT